CCAACCTCCGACTGAACCGCTCTCATAACCCGATCTTAGGCTTGCAACCGTATTACCAAGCGCATTTCCAGCCATACCGAGCTGCTCTGCCAGTTTTGTTGCGCTCGTCAAGTCACCAACAACAGCCGTCACTTCTCCAATGCCGTTTAAGTTTTGTAGAACCGGCGCAGCAACACCAAGTGCATCACCGACCAAGTGCAAAAGCCCGGCAGGATCATTTTTTAGCTCTTTCGCCGCTGTAATAATGCCTCGTACTTGTTCAATGCCACTTTCTGCAGCCCTATAAATTTTTACTCCTGTCTCAACCGCTTTGATTACCTCAGACGCCTGTGCCTGAACCGACTCGGGCAGCAGGGACAGTAATGGGTTTTGTTTGCCGCTGATAATCGCTGGTGTTGGCAGCGGATTATTTGGGTCGCCGACAAACTCGGTCAGCTCCACATCCAGCTCACGCGCGGCGGTACGGCCTTTGCTATCCTGAATCAATGTGCGCTCGGTCAGGCTTTCAATTACAAACCAACCGACAAATCGCCCTGAACCATAAACCAACGACACTGCCTGCTGCGCCTCCAGAGCAGCCAGTAAGCCCTTGTAGGCCGTGTCGGGATTACCCAACATCCAATGCAGCTTTAACCCAAATCTCAGCGTGGTCAGCTCATTTTCCATCGCCTGCAGGCGTGGTCTTCCCTTAAGCACTTCATGCTTGGCAAACTTGGCCGAGTGCTGCGCTTCCAGGCTGGAAAAACTTTGCAAGGTTTCAAACCGTACATCGCCCAACATTGCATACATCAGAAAGCCCTCCGTTCACGGTCGGCCATCATACGTTGAAACAGCATTTCAAATTCGCGCAAACCCATTTGCAAGGCCGTTTGAATTTGTGCAGGGTTACCACCTGGCGCGTTGATGGTCGGATTAAAATGGATGGTCACCCCGCCAGGGGCGGACGCAGCTTGCCGCGCCTGCTCGAAATCTGCACGATGGCCGGATACACGCGCAGCAACATCAGCACGTAACTGACCGACACGGTTCGTAAAACTGTCTTTCAGACGGCCTGCCCATGTGCCGATAGTACCGATTGGCCGACTGGCCGTGCGACGGATACCGATGTCCAAACCTTGAGTGATAAAGCCACCGAAACGGCGGAATTCACGACTTGGAGAATGGATATCCATTACCGCCTGGAATTTTGCCTTAATCGAATTACCGATAGATGCAATTGTGTTATATACAGCTGCCGCAGCCGATTTAATGCCGTTAATTAATCCTTGAATCAACATGCGGCCGAAACCAGTGAATGTCGATGGTAGCGTTACCCCAAACCAGCTCAACACTCCGGAAAAGACACGATAGAACAATCCCATTGGAGAAAAGTTGAGAATCGTGGCAGCAATATTGCCAATACCGCTATTAAAAAATGCAGTAATTTGAGCCCATAAACCGCTGAAAAAGGTTACCAAGCTTTGCCATAATGCCTTTGCGCCACCAACGACAGCAGACCAATTGTCATAAAGCAAATATGCAGCAACAGCTAACAAACCTATAGCAATACCAATAGGATTGGCCATCAAGAACATACCTAAACGCATGAACAGGCCGGTAATCTGTAAAATCCCCGTGCGGAAGATATTGACGATAAACATACCGCCAAGGAGCGTGGTTTTAAATAAGGCCAAACCACCTATAAAACCAATCAGTGTACGGGTCAATGTAGGATTGGCAGCCGCCCAATCAGAAATACTATGAATAATAGGCGCGATAGATGACATTAAAGAATTAATCGCTGGTAGTAATGTCGAGCCAATAACAATCCCCAACTCTTTCAAGCTGTTTTTAAAGATTTCCCAATTGGCAGCTGTAGTCTCTGAGCGAGCAGCAAACTCTTTACTCATCGAACCTTCGAAACTCAACTTGCCATCTTTTCCTGTATCCTTTAAAGCTCTGATTGATTTCTCGTAAAGATCTACATTACCAGCCAAGACTGCGATGTCATCCGCGTACTCCAATCCGAATAAATCAACCAATGCACCCATTTGTTGTTCTTTGGGCAGCTTATTCAACGTCTTCAAAAAATCCTGTAAAGCTTGTTCCCCATTTTCGGAAATCGCTTTTTTCAAATCTTTTGATTCCAGACCCATCATCTGCAATGTTGCTTGAAATTTTTTTCCTTGTTTGTCGGCAGTCATCAACTTGGTCAGCATCCCATTAATTGCCGTACCGGCAACCTCGGGAGACTTGCCCAAACTGATAAAAGTATTTGCTAAAGAGGCAGTCTGTAGCTCAGTCAATCCAAACTGCTTGGCCACACCACCGACGCGTCCTAATGCATTGACAATATCTGAAGCTTTTGCGGGGCTATTATTGGATAAATGGTTAATTGCATCGCCAAGCTTACCAATCTGCTCAATAGGAATCTTATAGACATTGGCCAGCTTAGCCATACTTTCACCAGCCTGATCTGCGGACATATCAAAAGCAACCGACATCTTGGCAATCGTTTCCGTAAAGCCAATAATATCGTTCCGAGCTATACCAAGTTGACCGCCCGAAGCAGCAATAGCGGCCAATTCTTCTGCCGCCATTGGAATTTTGCGGGTTAGGGCGAGAATATCATTGCCCATTTGCTTGAATTGCTGTGGTGTATCAAAGTCCACGACTTTTTTCACATCAGCCATTGAAGATTCAAAGTCCATGGCCAATTTGACCGGGACAACAGCCGTCGCACCAATTGATACAACTGACATTACCTGTTCGCGCATTTTTCCACGCTGTTCTTTCAGATGACCAAGTTTTGTATCAATATTGGAAAGTTTGAGTTGTTTTTTACGAACTTTATCGATAGCTGTGCCAAGTTGGGTATATTCACGCCGTAATTCATTTACGCGTTGCCGTGACATCCGCAGCGGATTTTGCAAAGTCTGACCAATCAAACGTTGCCGTGCAGACAAGCGTTGTTGTTCGTCATTCAGACTTTTGATTGAACCTTTAAGATTTTTCAGACCTGAAATCGCTGCACCGGCAGCAAAACCGACCTTTACACCGATTGCCAAATCTGCGGACATGATTTATTATCCTAAGTAGATATTGAGGGATTTAAAAATGAATAAATTTTTTGATTTTGCTATCGACTTCCCAGCTGAAAAACTGGTTTCAGCAGCAATCCTTCTAGGATTCATAATCGGTAGCATTAAAGGAAATTGGGCGATGGGGATTGCTTACGGCATTTTCGCTCCGCTCACTTTAATCCCAGTAATATTACTCATCGCCTTTTTGGGTATTCTCTATAAATTTTTTACCCGAAACTAAATTGAAGACTTCCTGTAGCCCGCCTTGATTTGGCGGGCTGCTTCTTTTTGCCAGTCTTCAAACTCATCAAGCGGCATGGCATACACCTCTTGTACGCTCCAGCCAAACCACCAAGCCAAATCAGCAACAGCATTCAAAAGCTGCTCATCAGCTTCTTCATTACTCAGCAGCGGCTTCGTCTTCTTGTGAGCGACGAAACCAGTCTTGCACCTGTTTGTAGTCATACAAATCCAGCTCGTCCAAATCTTCAGGCACCAAACCTGTGATGCGCGCGAAAATCGTCAACTCCTGCTCGGCATCGCTGCTCAAGTGCGCCACAGCACGCAAATCACCCACACGCGGACGGCGCAGTTTCAGTTCAGTCAGGTTTTCGCCCGTCGCCAAACGTACAGGATATTTAAGCTTTACAGTTTTGGTTGCACCCAAGTTTTCTTGCAGTTTTTGTGCTTCAGTCATCATTTAATCCTTTTGAAAATCAATAAAAAATTGCTGTACCCAAGAAAGATACAGCAATTCTGCCAAAGGCCGTCTGAACCGGCTTTTAATGTGTTTTAATACTTATGCACCGATGTTTTTACGCATCTGTGCCAATACATCTACGCCGTCCACGCGCAGAATATTATTGAAGGAGTTGTAGTAGAAGAGCTCTCGACCATCAGCGACTTGGCGTACTTCATTTACATGGAAGGTGCTGGAAAACTCTGCCTTTTCTTTTGGTTTAAAGCCACCCAACGCATCTTTGCCGAATGTGCCGGTCATGGTAGTGACCATCGGCACTTCTTTCTGCAAACCTGCTGCGTCGAATGTTTGCAGGTTGGAACGAATCATCAGCTGCACCGCTTTAAACGGATTTTTACTACGCGCAGCCACTTCAGGATAGAAGCTGTTCCATTTAATTTCGGATTCCAATGCTTCCATGCCGCTAGGCAGCTTGATGGTGCCGAAAAGACCCAAGCCGGTGACTTCATCCATGGTGTACTCGACTTCAGGCGCGGTAATTTCAGAGGCCTTGCCCAACAGATTATTGCCGTCGATATAGACGTTGGCATTGTAGATTGCATTTAATTGCGCCATGTTTCAGCTCCTTAATTGCCGCTGACCAAGTTGGCCAGATATTTTCGGGTCATGACCGAGGTATTGGTCAGACGTTCGGCCGGGATTTTCGGTGTGTAGGAATATACGATGGGGACTTGGCCTTTGCTGAATGCGTCGACTAAATCGTAGTCGTAGTCCAAGCTCAGAGAGAAGCCGCC